AATTGCGCAAGAAGTTGAAAAGGTAATACCACAAGCAATTAAACCGGCACCATTTGATGCGTTAGGAGATGGTAAATCTATAAGTGGAGAACACTATAAGACAGTTCAATTAGAAAAGATTGTTCCCGTACTTATACAATCGGTTAAAGAACAACAAGAAATTATAGAAAAACAAACCTTAGAAATTGAAAAATTAAAGAAAATAGTTTATGATTTTATAAACAAATAACAATTGGTTACCTTTTTTAAAAAATACACATATTTATACATAAAAGAAACATACTATGGGATATACAGAACAATGGAGTCTTAAGAACCTAAAAAAGCAAAATTATAATGGACTTGAGGGTGTTATTATTGGCACTCAATGGGAAGTAAAAGTAACAGATGAAGATGGATACAGTGCTAGTTTCCAAGGAGCTACACCATTTCCAGTAGCTAATGTAAACGTTAGTTCATTTACATCTTATGATGAACTTACCCAAGAACAAGTATTAGGATGGGTTAAAAATCATGTAAGTGGTTCTAATCCATCTACAAACTATTGGAATCATATTATTGGTAGAATTCAGAAAGATATTGATGGTCAGAAATATACTGTTACCACTGTAAATGAAAATGAATTACCTTGGTATACTGGTTCATTATCTGGTTCAGTAACACCTGACCCACTTGCTAATGAAGCACGTTTTACAGCGCAACCAGAATAATGGTTTTTAGTTGAAATATTAAAAAGACCCAAACATTAATATTAAAATTGTGTTTTGGGTCTTTTCATTATATTTATATGTGTATTTTTATAACATTAATAAATACAAACCTAAAATACAAATTGGAGAAATAAAATGGCAGAAAGAATCGTATCACCTGGCGTATTCACAAGAGAAAATGACCTATCATTCCTAGCACAAGGAGTAGGAGAAATTGGAGCAGCATTCGTAGGACCTTTTAAGCAAGGACCTGCATTCGTTCCAACTATTGTGAGAACACAATCGGAGTTTGAAGAAATCTTCGGAACACCTGATGGAACTTATTATACTGAATATGCAGTACAAAACTATCTAAGAGAGGCTGGAACAGCAACAATTGTAAGAGTAGCCGGTGTTGGTGGATACCAACAAGCAGCTCCTTTAGCAATTATGGCATCTGGTTCTGCTGGATTAGGTAGAAAAATGATTGGTGTATTATTTGGTACTACTACGGTAGCACAATCACCTGGATTTCCATCGGCAGTTGTAACTGATTCGGTGGCTCAATCGGGATCATTTTCTATATTAGGAAGTGGAATATCTGCATCAAATGCATCTATTCTCCCATCTTCTCCGAATGATATTTCTGATGTATTTGGACAATCTCCATACGGTTCAAAGGTAGCATATACTTACGCTTATTTCGAAGATTCAACAACTAATTATACTGGTTCTGCTTTAAGTGAAACTGTAATTAGTGGTGAGGTGTTACCTACACAAAATTTTGCATTTGATGCAAAAGAAGCAGAAACTCCGTTCGTAGTTTCTCAAGCTATAAGTGGTGAGAGATTTGACCTTTTCAAATTTGTAACATTAGGACATGGTACATTATATAATACTAAAATTAAAGTTGGTATTTCTAATGTAAAAGCAGCTGGTGAAGATGGCTCAACTGATTACTCAACATTTACTGTGACTGTAAGAGCATATTCTGATACTGATAAAAGAAAGACTGTATTAGAAACATTTAATAATGTAAACCTTGACCCATCATCTCCTAACTATATAGCTAAGAGAATTGGTGATAGATGGAATCAGATTGCACCTGATGGAAAAATAACTGAAAATGGCGATTACTCAAACAAATCAAAATATATAAGAGTTGTAGTAAAGCTACCAGGTCAATTCCCAACATCAGCAGCACCATTTGGACATGACCCGTACACAAACCCAGTATATTGTAATAGTAATTCAATAGCACAAACAGTTCCTCCGGTAACTTATGTAACAGCATCTGCAAATAACACAGCATCAACTCCAACTTTCTTCTCTGGTTTTGATTTCTCAACTATTGATAACAAACAATATTTGAAACCAATACCGGTAGATGCAGAGTTTGGTTTAAATACTGCATTTGCATTTGATTCTCAATTATCATATCAAATGACAGGTTCTAAAACCGATGATATGGTTAAGAGACAATTTGTATTAGCATTCCAATTTGGATTTGATGGTTCTAATCCAATTGTAAAACCTGCTAAAGCTGGTGATAGAGATATAAATAATCAGCCTATATGGGGTAACTCAAATACTCAAGGATTCAATTGTTCAAACGCATCTGCTAATGGTTCATTGGCATATACAAAAGCAATTAACGCTATATCAAATTCGGATGAATATGATATTAATTTAGTTGTAACTCCTGGTATCGTTAGAGAACTCCATCCATCGGTTACTCAAAAAGTAATCGATATGGTAGAAGATAGACAAGATTGTTTCTATATTGCAGATTTTACTGATTTTGATTCGGACATCACAACAGCAACCGAACAAGCGGCCGAAGTAGATTCTAACTATGTTGGTACTTACTTCCCTTGGGTTAAGACAGTAGATAACAATACAAACAAATTAACAACTGTTCCTCCATCAGTTCTACTTCCAGCGGTTTACGCTCAGAACGATAGATTGGCGGCAGAATGGTTCGCACCTGCTGGTTTAAATAGAGGTGGTATCATTGGAGCAGTTAGTGTATTGAATAGATTAACACATTCTGAAAGAGACACTCTATATGAGAATAAAGTAAACCCAATCGCAGCATTCCCTGGACAAGGTATTGTAGCATTTGGACAGAAGACATTGCAAGATAAGGCTTCAGCATTAGATAGAATCAACGTAAGAAGATTACTTATCAACTTGAAGAAGTTTGTAGCATCTACATCTCGTTTCTTAGTATTCGAACAAAATACTTCAACAACTAGAGCAAGATTCTTAAACACTGTGAATCCTTACTTAGAGGCAATTCAACAAAGACAAGGGTTATACGCATTCAGAGTTGTAATGGATGAAACCAACAACACACCTGATGTAATTGATAGAAACATATTAGCAGGACAGATATTCCTACAACCGGCTAAGACAGCGGAATTTATCGTAATAGATTTCAACATCTTACCAACTGGGGCATCTTTCTCCGCATAATATGAAAACAAAGCAAGGTAATATTTATTAATATAAAATAAAAGGGAAACAAAATGGCAGAAATATTAGAGTTTGACAAGATGTTCTATACGAACTTCGAACCTAAAATGAAAAATCGCTATATTATGGAGTGGGAAGGTGTTCCTGGCTACATGGTAAAAGCAGCGGCAAGACCTTCAATTCAATTTGGAAAGGTAACTTTAGACCACATAAACATAAAAAGACAATTGCAAGGTAAAGGTGAGTGGCAAGATATTACCGTTACCCTTTATGACCCAATTGTACCATCAGCAGCTCAATCTGTTATGGAGTGGGTACGTTTAGGACATGAATCAATTACTGGTAGACGTGGATACGCTGATTTCTATAAAAAAGATATAGATTTCTACATGTTAGGTCCTGTTGGTGATAAGATTGAGCAGTGGAAATTGAAAGGAGCATTCATCACTTCAGCTAACTTTGGTGATGTAGCATTCGATTCTGATGAACCTGCAACAATTGAATTAACACTTACTTACGATTACGCAATCTTAGAATTCTAAAAATATTCCTTACGGAAGCTACCGAAGGACAACCCTCATCAGAAATGGTGGGGGTTTTTTATTTCTAATTTTTTTCTTTTTATGTATTTATATATACAAACAAAAACATATAAAAGTTATGGCAGAAGTTAATATTACACAACAACCATCTACACCAAAGGTAGATAATAGAAAATTTGAATTCCCAACCGAAACAATCGAATTACCATCGAAAGGTTTAGGCTATCCAGAATCACATCCTTTAAAGAAAGGTACAATTGAATTAAAATATATGACAGCAAGAGAAGAAGATATTCTTGCTAACCAAAGTCTTATCAAAAAAGGTATAGTATTGGATAAGTTATTTGAATCAGTAGTAGTTGAACCTGGTGTAAATCCAAACGATATATTGGTTGGTGATAAGAATGCAATCTTAATGGCTACTCGTATTTTAGCCTATGGGCCTGAATATGAAGTAGAAATTAATGACCCATTTACATACGAAAAACAAAAAGAGGTAATTAATTTATCAAAAGTACAAACTAAAGATATTGATGAATCTGTTTTAAATTCATCTAATAAATACAAATTTACATTACCTGTAAGTGGTAAAGAAATTGAATTTAAACTATTAACGCATGGTGATGAACAGGAGATTAATAGAGAGTTACAGGCTTTGGAAAAATTAAATAAAAATAGTGGGGCATCATTTGATGTTACAACTCGTCTAAAATATATGATTGTATCAGTTGATGGAAACGCTGATAGAGGATATATCAATAAATTTATAATGAATGAATTTTTAGCAAAAGATACAAAATCATTTAGAGCCTATGTAAGAGAAATAAGTCCTGATTTGGATATGAAATTTACATTTACATCTAATATAACCGGCGAAACGGAGGCGTTGGATATACCTTTTGGGATTGGCTTTTTTTACCCTACCACCTGATTATAGAACCCAACTTCATTCGCAAATTTGGGACATGGTTCAACATGGTAATGGATTTACTTGGTCAGATGTTTATTTCATGCCAACTTATCTTAGAAGATTCTATTTTAATAAATTAGTAGATTTGAAGAAAAAAGAAGCTGAAGAAATGAAAAAAGTAAAAGCAAAAACAAAAACACCGAAAGTGAGGATACGATAATCCTCACTTTTTGTTTACTTGAATATTTATACAATATAAACAAGAGAAACTATGTCTAAAAAAATAAAAAAAGAAGGTTTATTTTCAGCAACTAAAAAATTTACTGATGCATTTTTTGATGGTTTAAAAGGAAATGCTGTTAATAGAGCATTAGAGCAGGCAAAACAAAACAAATTACCAGCCGATGTAATTGATAGTATGCAAAAGATTGAAAATGAAAGACAAAGACTTTCACAAATTATTAAAAAATATTCGTAAACCTGAATAAATGACAGAAAATAGCGGAGATTTAAGAACAAGAGCGAGATTACTTGAAGAAATCCAAACTCGTGAAGCAGCTATTGCAGCAGCAAGAGCTAATTCTGCGCTTAACCAAGACTTATTAAATAGATACTTAGAAGTTCAAGAACGAAGAACTAGAAACGCGGCTCAGCAATTAAAAGAAATAAATCAACTAAGATTAAATGGGGCAGCAACTTCCGAACGTGAAGCATCTAGTTTAAGTGGTATTTATAAAAATTTAAATAAACTTGAGGTTGAAAGAATTGCACAAACACAAAAATCAAACACATTAACACAGGAACAAGTAGGTAAAGTAGATAAATTAGCTTCAATTAATCGTGATATTGCAAAATTATCACTTGAAGATGTTCAACAACGAACTGCGTTATTAAATGAATATCGTGATATTGAAGATAGTATAGGAAATATATCTGCACAAGACAAAGCTATTTTAGATAATTTAAAATTACAAAACTCTTTAGCTCAGACTTATGCTAATATGACAGAAAGTCAAAAAGAGCAATTGGAAGCCCAGCTAAAGGTATATGATGATATAAAGAAAACAATTGGTGGAATATTAGATACTGCATCAATATTAACAAGTGGACCGGCTGGTATTATTGGTATGAGTTTAATTGGTGCTGGTAAATTTGTTGATAAGTTAGGTGAAGTTAGAAGTCAATTGGGTGGTTTAACTGAATTTGGAACAACGGCACTTGCTTTCTTTGATGATAATGCGGTAGCAAATGCAAAAGAATTAGCATCGCAATTTGGTGGTATGAATAATGTTTCTGGAGAATTACAAACTTCAATTTCATTAATATCAGCAAATATGGGAATTACTGGTGTTGAGGCAGCATCATTAGCAGGTTCATTTGCAAGATTAAATGGAGGTAGTGAAGAAACAGCATTAAATCTAACAAAAGCAACGCAAGAATTTGCAGCTCAAAATGGAATAATACCATCTGATTTAATGGCCGATTTAGCAAACTCAGCAGAAGAATTTGCATTATTTGGTAAAGATGGTGGTAAAAATATGATTGCAGCAGGTGCGGCAGCTAAAAAGATGGGTGTTGATTTAAAAACAATGTCCGGAATTGCTGATAACCTTCTTGATTTTGAAACATCTATTACAAAGGAGTTAGAATTAGGTGCTTTATTGGGTAAAGATATTAATTTAGATAAAGCCAGACAATTAGCTTATTCTGGTGATATAGCTGGAGCAACTAAAGAAACATTAAGTGCTTTAGGTGGTATCGATGGATTTAATCAGATGGATTACTACTCAAAAAAAGCAACTGCAGAATTATTAGGTACTTCGGTGGCAGAACTTCAAAAGATGGTAAGTGCAGAAGAAGAAGCAGCAAGATTAGCAGGTACTATTGGTGGACAATTCAGTTTAGCTGGTGAAGCCATAGATGCTGGATTAAACAAATACTTAGGTACATCATTACAAGCTTTAGGTGGTATGGTGATGGCTGGTGCACAATTAGGTGGTTCTTTTGCACAAATGGGATTTGATGTAAAAGGAATGGCATCTAAAATACCAATCATAGGAAGATTATTTGGTGGAGGTACTGCACCTGGAGGACCACCAGCTCCACCTGTGCCAGGAGGACCGCCCGCACCCGGTGGCCCACCAGTCCCACCTGTTCCTGAAGGAGGTGGTGGTTTGAAAAGTTTAGCAGAAGGATTGAAAGAAATGGGTAGTGCTAAAGTTTTATTTGGAGCACTAAACTTAATACCAACTGCAGCTGGATTGGCTCTTATGGTTATTGGTATTCCATCAATGATGGCACTTGGTGCATTTGGTGCTAATGCTGGTATTGGTTTAGAATTTATAGGAATTGGTTTACAAGCTCTTGGAACTGGTACTGCGTTTGTTGGAGCATTAACGTTATCCGCAGCAGCAGTTGGGTTTGCTTTAATGACCGCTGGGGCAATTGGATTGGCGGCTGTAGCTATTGGTGGTATTCCTGCTGGAGCTGGATTAAGTGCTTTGGCTGCAGGATTAACGGCAATTGGTTCTGCGGCAGCAACAGGTCTTCCGTTTTTGGGTGTTGCTTTAATTGCGGCATTTGGTGTTTCATTAATACCTTTAACATTTGCATTAAGTTTATTGGCACCGCTTGTTACCTCAATTGGAAATGTAATTATAGGTGTTATAACGGCAGTTGCTGGTGGTATCTCAATGATAATTGGTAGTATAGGACAATTTATGACACAAGTACTTCCATTATTTAGTTTAGAAAATGCAGCTGGTTTATTGGCAATGGCTGCTGGATTTGGTGCATTATCATTATCATTAATGGGATTTGCTATGGCATCAATTATGGCTATACCTGGTATGATTGCAGTTGGTGCTTTCTTAGCATTAGGTGGTGGTGAGTTATTAGGTGGGGGTGGTGAAGGTGAAGGTGCTGGTGGTTCTGATATGGATGAGTTAATAAATGAAATTAAAGGGTTACGAGCAGATTTATCATCTGGAAAAATAGCAGTTAATATGGATGGTGCAAGTGTTACAGCAAGAGTATCATCTTATGTTGATAGAAGTAATAAAAATTCATACGCTAAATAATGGGTAGAAGTATAGAAGAATTATTTAAGAAGAAAGTTTTACAAAATGGGCAAACAGCTCAAGTAAAATATGGTATTCGTAACAGTAAAGATGCACCGATAACACCAGCTATTGGAGGATTAAATCTTTCATTTAAAGCAGCTACCGAAGTAAGAAGAAAGTTATCAACGAGAATAGGTGAAACAAGATTAGAACAAGAAGTAACTGGTGTACGAATTATCAATAAACTATCAGCTCCTATAATTTACGGAACTGCAATTACTAAATTGACAACTCAAAAGACAGATATGGTTGTCTTTATGAAGGATTCCGTAAATCCAGAAGGAGTATCTTCTGGTGGTTTGATAGGTGGTACTATACAAAAAATAAAACAAATTGGTGAAAACGCACTAACTGCACTTGGTGTAAAACTACCAGGTGATATTATTCCAAGTAAGATTGTAATAAATCCGGAGTTTAAAAGTAGTAGTGAACCGGATATAATGATAACCCTTGCAAAAATCAGAAATGATGCAAAGGGTAATTTTGTAGGAAAAATATTAAAAAATAGTTTAAGAGGTACTCCTAAACAAATTGGAAATGCAATAGTAGGAAATTTAGTACAAAGTGGAAAAAATGCCTTACGTGATTTATTATTTGGTTCTCCAAATCCAACTACACAAAATTTAGCAAGAAATAATAATAGTTCTGGGTTATACTCAAGTGCTAAAAGTTATTCAACAACTATTGATTTAAGAAATACCGATATAAATTTAAGGTATGATTTATCAACATTACATAAATTAATTGAAGAAGGAAAGGTAGCGCCTCCAAGTACAGCACAGGCACAAGTAAATAAACTATCTCAACCAATACCACCAGTTAGTTCGGAAATTAAAACACCATTTGGAAATTTAAATAATCCGTTTGCTAAACTACAAAATAAGTTTAAAACACAAAAAGAAAATGTTATAGGTAAATTAGATGGAGCTAGAAAATTAGGCCAACAGGCTATATCAAATGGCACATCAAAAATAGGTTCATTAAATGTACCTGGTTTAAACATTCCAAATATAAATTTAGGGAATGGGGTATCAGTACCATCGGCATCTCCTATTATATCAAATACGGAACAATCTACAATTACTTATTCTGGTACTGTTGATGAAACTCAAGATGATATAGCTTTAAGAAATGATTTATCTTCTGTATTAATGAATTTAGATGCAGAATCTCAACGATTGAAATTCAATGTTGGTACTGGTATTCCTGTTGATAGAAGTGCATTTTCTAAATCATATTCTCAAATTAAAAATTCCGAAGTAAATCCAAAAGTAAGTTTAAAAACTAAATTGGGTATTGAGGCATCTGAAAGAATGGATTTTTTAAATGAAAAAACCCAATACATGCCAAGTGAACCAAACAATACATTGAGATTGGCAGATGGTACTATTTTAGATGATTATGATTTTGTTACATTAAAATTCAGGTCACTATCATCGGGTCTTGCTGTAAATTTCAGAGCAACTATTACTGGATTGAGTGAATCAACAACACCATCTTGGGATAGTGCACAATTTATTGGTTCTCCATTTAAATACTACACATATAGTGGTATTGAAAGAAGTGTAACTTTTAATTTCAAAGTTTACTCAACAACACCATTACAACATGTTGCTGCATGGCAGAGATTAAACTTTTTAACATCGTTAGCATATCCGCAAGGTTATGCTGGTGGAATTGGTGTTAGAGCACCATTTATACAATTGACTTTGGGAAATATGTATAAAAATAGAGCTTGCTACATCGATAGTTTAAGTTATAGTATTGATGATGATACTCCTTGGCATGTTGGATTTACTGAAGCTTCTGGTTTAGCAGATGATTCTAAATTTAATATTAATGGGGAAGAAACTTCATTAGATAACTACATATTACCAAAAATCGTTGATGTATCCATTACTCTTAAACTTGTTGAGCAGAGAAGTAATACTGAAGCTGGGTATCTATATGGATTTGATAAGTTACCAAGAGTTAATCTAAATAATAAACTATTTAGTCAAGAACAAACATCTAAAAATTCTCAAATAGCTGGTAATATCAACAATGCTAATGGAATATTAGCAAATTCAATAGCAGATAATCCAAAAACAGAAAATAATAAAGAATTAACAAATGCAGCTTCACAAACAAGCTTAATACCTGCATCTGCGGCTAATAGAATAACTTCTGTAATTGCTGGTGGGGCTTCTTCAAGTAATATTGGTTTCTTAGGATTATCAAGTAATTTTAAAGCACCTAATGGTGGTATAAATCCTATTGCTGGTATTGCTCCATTTAAAACATCAATCGAGCCGTTCAAAGCTAATAATTTTGGAAATTTCTCATCCGTTAAATTTAAGAGTTTCGATAGTATCTTTAATACACCAACAACTGCGGCCGCATCATCTGGTGTTCCGACAGCTGCAGGAGTAAAGGTAAATCCACCACTCCTAATGCCACAACAACCTCCATTTTCAACGGCAAATCTTATGAATAATTTAAATTTCAATACATCTAAATTAGGTGGGGATAAATTTAAAATACCATTCAAACTGGGAGGATAATTATTTTAAATTATATTTAATAATATGGATAGTAGATATGAAAATAATGAAAAGAAAAAAACTTTTGATGGTAAAGAAGTTTTAAGAAGTAGAATATATCCCAATATACCATTGAGAGATGATGATATATATGTAATGACTGAAACTGGAGACCGTTTGGATACATTAGCTTGGCAATATTATGAGAACCCAACTTTTTGGTGGATTATAGCAGCAGCTAATAATATACACGATGCTCCATTAGGATTAAAAGATGGTACAATACTAAGAATACCACAAAACTATTTAGCAATATTAAACGAATTTTCAAACTAAGTTATGTCAGCATTTCCATATTTTTCAAATATAGCACCGCATGTACAAGCCGAATTCCAAAAAAGAAAAGGCGATATGGTTTATATATCACGACTAAATTGTTGGATACGTGCTTCGTCTGGAGTTGGTACAGGTTTGATGATATATTCTAATCCAGATTATCAATTGTTTAAAGCAATGGGAAGTACGGGTGTATCAATTTATGGTAATAATGAACAATCGGGAACAATTGGAGTAAGGTGGAATGGTACGGGGGCGGTTAATGCGTCTGGGGACTTTTGGGGATTCAGACCACCACCAATAGTAACATCGATTCAAATTGATGAGGGGGCTGGTTCTTTATCTAGAAAAGCAGAATTTACAATTACGGCATATACAAAAGCACAATTAAATACTTTATGTAAATATTTTTTAGAACCGGGCTATACTGTTTTTTTGGAGTTCGGATGGAACACCAGAGATGGTGTTAGTGCATATAAACCAAGTTTAGGTGCTGGGTATGTAGGTGCGTTTCAATCCTTTGACCTTGTTAATAGAGCAAGAAAAAATACAAAAGGACATTATGATAACTATTTAGGATTTATTACTGGTGGTAGTATTGCTATGAGTGGGGATACGTGGACAATGAATGTAAAATGTACAGGATTCACAGAACTTCCAGCATTTTTAAATGCAGCAGATAGTACAGAAGTTGTTGAAAAAAACACAGAACCAGTTGGACAATATTTCAAACCAACTGTAGTTAATGCTGAAACCGATTTAGGTAGAAAACGATTTATGATGGCATTTAATAGATTGCCATCAAATAGACAAGGTCAAAGAATTGCAAATTTAATAAACGATAAAAGTGTTGCTAACATTAGAAATTTTATTAATGTTGATGAAAATGTAAAGGAAAATATAAACGATACAACTACTGGTACTAAAATTTTTGGATTTTCTATAAATGATGAAGAAGTACAAACAACAGAAGGAGAAACTGAACTTCCAGCTGGTACACGTATAATAAGTGATGAATCATTTATAAGATTTGGCACCCTAATGAAAATATTAAATACAATTGGCGCTGAGGGATTCTTAGTTGGAGGGACGTTAGTAAAAAATCATATAAACACAGAAAATACAGTATGCTCGGGTTTTATGAGAATGTTTTCTACCGATAAAAGCAAATTGTTCATACCAAATAATAAAGCACCATACTTTTCTGTATTTACTGCAGCAACCACCGATACTACAAGTGTGAGTACAGATATACCAAACACATGTAATGTGGTAGATGTATTTTTTCCATCACCAACACCACTTGTAGCAGGTGTAGCTGATAAAAAGTCAATACAATTTGTGGGACCTGATATGAATGGAGTTAGTAAGGATGCATTTGAGTGGGGGCTTTTGGATAACCTTTATGTAAATATGGATTTTGTTAAAGGTATTTTAGAAACAAAAAACTTTTTACTTAAAGATGCATTATTTCAAATTCTAAATGGTATGTCATCCGCAGCCGGGGGTATTTGGGATTTTCAAATTCAAGAATCAAGCACAACAAAAGGAGGGTCTACTGAATTAACTGTAGTGGATATGAACTTTATACCAAAAGGAGATAGTGGTATGACTATATTGGATGTAACTGGTGTTAATTCTATCTTTATGGATGCTAATTTGGATTTAGAGATTAGCGGAATGAAGATGAATCAGGTAATAGCTAAACGTTTGGATTATACCGCTAACTCAAGTTCAAGTCCTGTTGATGTGGATGGAAAAAAAGGATTATTTACCGATGAACCTGATTTAGTTTTACAAGCGATAAAAAAAAGTACGGCAAAGACAACACCTGTTCAAGTAAAGACAGACCCACCACCAACAGGAGCACCAGCACCAACAGCTTCTGAAGTGGCGGCAAAGGCAAAAGATGTACTTGTTGACCAAACATTTGCAGCTAATGCAAAGGATAGAAATGTTGTGGGTAATTTTGCAAATGCATCAGCTAATGTACTTTCTGGTACGGTAAATTCGATTGCAAGTGGTTTCTTCTCATTGTTTGGTAATGAAGAAGAAGCACAAAAATATCAAGCGGCCGCTGCTGAAGATTTTGCACAAGCCACCGAATCTCACAATGAAGCAGTAAATGATACTAAAACTTTTGTATCTAATGCAGGGGATACTTTAGTCGAAGCCGGTGGGCAGGCAGCAGATGCACTTGGTATAACTGCTATCAAAGATTACATAAAAGAATACTTTGACAAAGAGGAAGCCAAAGAGAAAAACTTTCAACAATTTTTGGATAAATTGGGTGCATATCCAAGAGTAAATGTTACTTCAACCGATTCCGTTGATGGTGTGAAATTAGAAACTATTTGTTATTATGCTTGTTATAATGACCAATTAACATTTGAATCTTTTAAGAACGGATATGATAAAGCAGTAAAAAACTCCGGTGTAAGTATATCCGCTTTAATGCCAATTAAATTTAGTTTTACGGTTCATGGTGTGAGTGGTATTAAGAGAGGTGATAAATTTAAAGTAAGAGGAATCCCAACTCAATACGAAAAAGGAGGATTCTTTCAGGTAACAGCAGTTAAACAGGTTATTGAAGGACAGATGTGGAAAACAGAAGTCGAAGGACAATTTAGATTAGCAAGAAAATCATAAACTATGACGTACTTTATACCATTAAAAAACACTTATAGATATGCATCTGTAGCCAGATTAGGTCAAGAATTTAGTCCTAAAAAAATAGCAGCACATATTCCAACACCACAAGATGTTGATTATCAACGTGGCTATATAGTAAGATATTTTATACAAAAAGCAAATGATAGGGATTCTAAAATCTTTGAAGTTGATGAGTATGGTTTTGCAAAATTTATAAACTCACCATTTCATATTGCAGTTGAAATTGATTGGAGATTGACAGGTTCTACTGATGAGATTAGACAATCTAATATGAAATCTATAAATTTTGTAAAAAAACAAATGCCTGCTTTAAAAATGTATTTGGTAAATTACCTTCAATTTTCAAAAAATAATTTGGAATTGTAATAAAAGTTTAGTATATTTGTATTTATAAATAATGGGGATGTGATGGCATTTGATTGCAATGCGAATAGTAGTATCACATGTAGACATATCGGATTAGATGTCTTTAAATCTATTCGAAACAAATAAACGACGTAGAATTATCTACTTGGAATTTTGAAGATGCTATGGCATGGATGGATTCCTTTGATTACGCTGTAGCAGCCTAATCAAACTCGGGTCGGTGCACATACAACCTAGGAACAGAAGTGTTTACAAAGGCTTTATTCGTTGGGCCCAAATCAACGAATTGGTGGAAACGCTGAACTAACCATTCGGCCCCAATTATTTTGGAAAGTGAATAAGATTAAACTTTATCCTAAACATGTAATTCGTTGGTATTACGATTACTTTGTAAGACACGGGTTCGAATCCCGTCATCTCCACAACAATCCCGAACTACTATTTGGTAGTTTGGGATTTTTTTTGTATCTTTGTGAATATGAAAATTGTTGAATCTATTGTAGAATTAAACGAATTGAGAGATTTGTTGGAAACGGAAGCATCTATTTGGTATCCATTGTGGGTAGATAATGAGAAGCATCCGCAAAACACTTATATATCGTTTGTATTCATCCAAACTCAATCGGACAAGTATATCATACCACAACAACATACAGACGCTGTATCACTCTCTAATGAGGAAATAGAAGGTGTGTTGAATACTGCCGGTGAGAAGTGGGTATTTCAAAAGAAAAAGCTACTACAATCTTTTACAAATGTAAGGGAAGGATTGAATGATGTTGATACTGCTTATTTCTTAAAGCATGGCAAAACAATAGATTATTCTCAAC